GGGGATCAGGCGGCCGCGACGACAGCCTCGTATGGGACGGAGGCGATCGGGCTTTGAACGCTCGGGGCGTTGAACATCCGCCCAACGAACGCCTCGCCGGGGAGGATCTTCGCGATGCTCCGGGCCGCGGCGCTGATCGTTTCGCGGACGATGATATATTGCCCCGCCGTGGTCGAAGTGTTGTGGATCTCAACGAGCATCTCCGCATCCGGGACCGATCCGAGGGCGACCGCTGTGTCGGTGCTTGGGGTTCCGCTCGTGTATCCGTTCGAGTGGTTGTGGAGCTCGCTTGTCCGGGCGACGCTCACGCCGGAGACGCTACAAGTGATCGAGCCTCCGGCGGCATCCTGAGACACGAGAGAGGCGGTGAGTGTGGCTGTTCCTGCGGGCATAAGATTGGATTAAGTGAGGGTTTACCGGCGGTTGAAACTGGGATCAAACGAAGCGGGGAATGCTCGAAGCCTGTCGGCGCTGGACGCCACTTGATCGCGCGGGCCTCGATTGAGATCCGAGCGGGTGAGAATCCACCTGAGACCACGCGGTCCGCTGGAGGGTGTTTTGCCGGGTGTTGTCCTGAATTTCACGGATCGCTTGAGAGATGGGCCCGTTGCCCCTTAGTGGTCGGCTCATGTGGTTAGAGGATTGGTGCCCCGTAAATGAAGGCGTCGAACTCGTCGGCGAAGGTGTAGTTCGTCTCGACGCGGACGCGGTTCGCGTCCTCCTGGTTGAAGCTTGGCATTTCCTTGATCCAGAACCCTGCCATTAGGCGGTCGCTCGCCCTGATTTTCGCCCGGATCAATGGGATCAGATCGCTCTCGATCCGGAGCAATGCCCCGGTCGTGTAGAGGCCGCCGAAATTGTCGAAATCGACACCCGCCGCAGTCACCGATGCGTTCGACGGGCAGACGTCAACCCTCGACAGCATCACGCCCGCAACCGGGAAACTATCCGACCCGAGACCATAAGATCCCAAGAGTAGCTCGAACGTCTTCATGTCGGCGGCCGCCGTCACTTTGTAGCGCCGCATGAGCTCCGTGAACGAGAGCTTCCACGAAGAGGTTGAGTCGACCGGCGTTGGGTTGTTGCTCGTTGTATCCCCTCGAACGAGCGCCTCGAAGTCTGTCCGGAACCTGTTCCTGGTTTGGGCATCCTTGAAGATCGCGATCATCGCGTTTCTCACGCGCGGGATCATCCAGAGCGGTTTCGTGAGCCGGGCCGGCTGAAGCTTCCAAACGGTGACGATCTGAGAATCCGGCGACGGCGGGTTCGATGGATCGAGCCCTTGGTAAATCGCGCGGAGGATGTAGAAGGCGTCGCTGTCCTTGTACGGCGTGATCGATTTGATTCCGCCGAGTGCGGTCGCAAGATTCCAGACGACAGCGCGCTTCCCGAGGAACGAACGGGTCGCCGCCCAAATGAGCGACTGCGGGTCCTGGTGCGCCTCGACCGGCAATTCCAGGACCATGCTTCGCGGGTCGAACTTCGACGTCTTGACGTAGCTTGGCGGCTGGGACTGAACGATGGTGGGAAGAATCATGGCTCAGAATGCGCCCGAGATTTGAGACGGCAACGACCGCAAAAGAGCGGTGGCTTGTTTGAGCTCTGCCAACTGTTGTTTGCTCAACTCCGGCAGACTGTCTCCGGCGCCGCCCACGAAGAGCCCGATCTTTGAAAGCTCGTCCCCCGGCATCCTGTACCCGGTGTTGTTCCTGGACATTCGAGAGACTCGGTCGATCTCGATTTGCTCCTGTTGGCCCGTGAGCCGCGCGGCGATGAGTGAGCGCTGATCCGCGACCCCCGCCAGGGCGTTCCGTGTCTTCGCGGACTCCTCGACGTCATCCTTCGATCGGTCCAGATGCTCGTTGAGTTGCTTCTCTTGAAGATCGAGGCCCGCCAATTGGTTTCGGGACTCCTCTTCGGCGATGCCGCGGAGCCGCGCCGCGTACCGCTCGTTCGTGATCAATCCGAGCTCGAGCTTCTGCCGGAGTTGCGCCTTCTCCGTGTCGAACTCCGTCTGGGCGATTTCGGCGAGCACGTGGGCATGGTTCCGGGCGGCCTCTTCCTCCGTTTTATAACTCGTGAGGACCGCCGCTTTGATTTGCTGGATGAGCTCCGGGATCTTCGCCTGGACTCCCGAGGAGATGATCCCGCCGGCAAACGAGCTCGACCGCGATGCGACCCCGTTTTGACGAAGGAGGGTGAGAATCGTCTGGTCGAGGTCCTCCGCGTTTCCGCCGCGGAAGGCTCCGCTCGTTCGCCCTTCCGACACGACGCCCCGGAGGCGGTTTAGAACCTCCGCGTTGTTTCCCGTTTGGGATCCCTGGATCGCGCCGTTGAGCCGGCGCGTTTCCTTCATCTGGTAAAACCCATAGGCGACCGCACCGATCCCGGCTGCAGCACCCGCTCCCGCGGCGAGAGCTCCGCTCCCGATCGCGCCCAACTGGGAAACCACGCTCACGAGTTCGCGGAGCCGGAGGATCTCAATCCCGATGCCGTCGATCCCGAGAACTCGGGAGATGGCCCGGATCTTAAGCTGGGCGTTCGCGAGCTTCTCGTATTCCGCGGTCGTCTGGGAGACGATCTTCGGCCCGCTCGCCGAGCTCTCGCCGGAATAGGATTTTTTGTCCGCCAGGAATGAAGCGGGGTCCGATGCTAGGTTTGTTGAGGACCGGAAAAACCGCTGGGCCGACGCCGCCATGTTGTCGAGGCGCGCCGTCGTCGCGTCCGCTTCCTTCCGGACATCCGAGAAGTCGGCTTCGCCTTTGATCTTCAGCGTTCGTTGGTCGCCCATATCAGGATAAAGCGCGGAGCCGCGCCTCTTGTGTCGCCGCCCATTCGAGGCGGGCCTTGGTTTCCTGCGGATCGAATGCCCGGCGTCGAGCGTCCGCTTCGGCTTCCCCTCCGTTCCCGTCGATCGTGAGGACGTTGCGTTCCTCCCATCGGGCGAGCCAAAGCCAATTTGCTTGCGCGACTGGGATGTCGAGGACCGCCGGCCACGCCACGTTCCATTGAGATGCCAACGCTTGCGCCAAAAGGAGCTCGTGGGGGGTTCCCCTCTTCCCGTCGTCGCTTCCTCCTTCCGCCTTTTCAAACGGCGGAAGGCTCGCCTCGGAATCGATCCAGTCCTCGATGATGTCGGCGTCCAGGAGATGGCGCCCCGCGCGGCGAATCGTGAACCACGCGATTGTGAAGCGGCCCCGTCGGGTTCCGATTCCGGCGGCCGCTTCTTGCCATGTCCTCGTGATCACGTACCACGCCATCGCCACTTGGCCGGCGGACGGGTCCTCCTCCACCCTGGTTGTTAAAAGCGGATTGAATGGGGACCCCAATCGGCGGAGCAACGCGAGATGGCCAAGCGTGAGCGGCCCGAGGCGGAGCCCGGCGAGGCGCGCAATGGTTGGAACCACTGCGCGCGCAAAACGATCTGACGGGGAATCGATCACCAGAGGATCAAGAGACCGCCGCCAGGACGCTGGGAACGTTCGAGGTCGGGGGCCCGGTGCGAATCAGGGTGAGCTTCACTTTCCAAGCGTCTCCCTTGGACGGAGAGATCCCGCCTTTTCCGTCATACGTCCAATCTCCGTCGATAAATAGCGAGGCCCCAGTACCGGAGAGCGTAACGGTCGAGCCAGCGACCGGAAGCTTCAGGTTTGCTTGAGCTCCGGCAACCGTTCCGGGCACCGCTGAATCGACAATGATCGCCTCGATCTCGATCGTGTCCTGCGGGTTCGCGTAGGCTTTCGCCATCACGTTGTTGTTGCCGTCGAGGACCTCGACCGATGGGGTCGTTCGAGAGAACGACATGTTGGCGATTACGTTCTGCGCGGTCGAGAGCTCCGCCGTGAGCATTAAGCCGTTGATTCCGATGTAACAGGCTTTGCCTGAGATTTTCATGGACATAAGTTTTCCTTGTTAGGGGGTTCCCGAGAGTGCGACCGGGGTTTCGTCTTCGACTCCGAAGACATACAACGACCGGAGGGCGATTTCGTAGCTAACGACCGGTGCCCCTTCTTGGGGTGCCCCGATTAAACGAATGGGGGATACTTCAGGAATCGGAACAAGCGGAGACCACCCGCCGTCCGGGGCCCAATTCAGGAGCGCAATGTAAACCCGGAGCGCCGCGGCCGCGGCCGTGATTCGTGTTCCCTCTCCAAATTGGTTTTGAACGATGTTTTCGTTCACGATCACCGACACCTTTGCGACAAGTTCCGAGGCGACCTCGCCGCCCTGGATCTCGGGAGTCGAGACGATGAGGCAAAGCCCGAGCTTCGATTGGAGGGCGACCTTGAGCTTCTGCTCGAAGTCGCTCAAACGCTCCGTCAAGACTTCGACGGGTGGAGGCCCGGAGAATCCGCCCCGATCGAGGAGGCGTCCGCGGACGCTCTCGTTGAGTTGGTCAATGAGATCGAAGCCTTGCCACATATCAATTGAGGAGCGCGTCGGCGCTCTCTTCGACGGCATCCATCGCCGCCTTCATTAAGGATCCGGTGCTCGGGATTGCGTTCGGGTCCGCGGCTTGCGTCACCTGTCGCACAACAAGAAAGAGGACCTCCCCGACAACACCCTTCGCTTCAATCGACGTGATGATTCCAACGAGGTTCCCCCGATTCAGCGGGACGAACTTGGTCTCGCCGTCCGCCCTCATCTCGCGAGCCGTTTTCCCGTAAGAACGAGGAGACACGGGAAACGCTAGGGCCTTTGAGTTGACGGGCCGGATTGTCCCGCCATAGAGCTTTTGGAGGATTGGCGCGGGAATCGTCACGACCGCTTCGGTCTCGCTCGAAGTGACCGAGGTTCCCGCCGAAATCTTTGCCCAAAACCCCGTCTTGGGTGCTCCCATTTTGTTCGGTTCATGCTCGCGCCGGTCGAAGTGCTCCTGGACCGCCGATAGCATGGCCGCCCCGATCGCCTGATGCAGGACGCGGCCGCCGAGACGCTCCCCGAGCTTCCGGATCGCCGGGGTCGCGCCGTTCGCCGTCAAGCGGATGTTGATCGAGGCGCTCATTCTGGGACGAGTTCATCGCCGGCGGCCTTGAAAAGCCCATGGACGACATCAAGCAACGCCCCGCGGAGCCCGAGGCTAAAGGCGGAGATAGAGGCCCTGAAATTGTCCTTCAATCGGCGTTTAATGGCCGGCGCCGTGTCCATCGCGGCGACTTGTTCCGCGGGCGTGGCGAGGCCGTCCGGAGCCGGCGCGACCCGTTCCCGCTTTTGAATAACGCCAAGCCTCACGGCCTCGGCGCGACCGACCGACCGCCGCCCGTACCCGGTGTTGAAGTCGACGGGATCGTAAGGCAACCCGAACCGGCTAAGGTTCTCCCACACCGGGTCGTTGACGCGGGCGATCATTCGCCCGCCGTAAATCGTCCCGCCGGCACGCACCCACCGGTCCTCCCAGTAGCGGGGGTTCTCCGCCACAAGGGCCCCGGCTTTGATTCGATAACCTCGGGGAACACGGCGCGGGGAGATGCGTCGGAATTCCGCGCACGGAAACAGGAGGAGCGCCCCTTCGGTTTGGGCCTGACGCCATTGCCCGAACCCGTGAGCCATTCGAAGCTGGGTGTCGATGATCAGGTTCAGCCGGCCATCCGTTCGGAGGTCCGAGATCGTTCCCTCGCGCCCCGCCGCCGGCTGATAGTCGAGCGAATCCAGGAGTTCTTTAAGCTCGGTCCGAACGCTCGCGCGGTTTGGGAGTTGGCCCGGCGCTTGGCTGAGGCCCGAAGCCATCGTGTCGATGCGGTCCTTAACCACTTGCAACACCTCGGTCTCCATCACGCCCGCCGAGAACACCGCGCCCTGTCGCACCTGGACCGGCAATTCGGACAACTCCGCCGACGACATATCGGTTGGCAAAAGCTTCCGCTCGCTCGCGAATCGGAGCGCCTCGGCGAATGGTATCTGGCCCGCTGAGATCATCGCGCGGTCGTGGTTGAGATCCGGAGCGTTCCCGACGCTAGGTCGATTGCGCCCCCGGTCGGGTTGAAGAGTGTCACCCTGCAGAGGTCGTTGGCCGTCGCGGCGCCCGTTAGGATCATCCCTTGGGTGTCGAGAGAGAACGAGGCCTGGACGATGTCTCCAGGAAGAGCGCCTAGGACCGTGATTCCGCTGAGTTGGATTGATCCGCCAGCGGCGACCGATGCGGGATCCCACGTCAAGGTCCCGAACCCTTGCACCGTAAATCCAACCTCCTGCCCCGCCTGCATTAGGCCCGGCGTGAATCCGGTGAGGTTAAGCGGGTTTCCTGTCGCGGGATCAACAAGGCGCGCGACGACATAGGACGTCGGCGCGTCGAGATAGATGTCGGTGATCAGACCGTCCACCGGCGCGGGCGTTCCGAGAAGGTGAACAAGTTGTCCGGCTTGATGGTAGCCTCCCGCCAACCAGTTGTAGACCGCTGATCCAACAACGCCTCGGACCGCGTTCGTTGACGGTTGCGCGTTGCAATAGTCGCCCGGAACTGTTCGGGACCCCGAAGCGGTGATGATGATCGGCCGCGGCGGTCGTTGGGATTGGTCCATGATCACGTCCCCGAGCGAGAACGTCTGCCCAAATGGGACACCGTTCGTTGACCAAAACACCGTCCCGGCGTTGTGCCCTTTCTGAGACGGCGAACTCACCGGGAAGTTGTTCCCGCTCGCCTGGATCGAGAGGTTCGATTCTGCCTGTAAATCCTCGAACTCGGAGAACGAGAACGAAGGCGTTCCGATGGGGTTCACCGCCGTGTTGTTTTTGATTACAACGGGGAAGCGGACGTCGGCCGTGTAGTTCGCGTTCCACGACCGCGTGAAGTTCATCACAAACGCGGTCTTTCCCCATGGCGCGCGCGCGTAATTGTCGAGGATGTTCCACTGCCCGCGCCCGCTTGGTCGAAGCGATCCGGCGTGGAGAACGTTCCCCTTGATCGTGCCGATCGGCATCGGTTGAAACACGGCGATCGCCGCGGCCCGAAGTTGGAGCTCGGCGTAGATGTCGCCGGTCTCGAAGACGTTGTTTGCGATCGTGTAGCGATCGACCGGAGCTTGCGGCCCGTCAAACCCGCCAGCGAAGAACGCCCCGACCCCGAGGATCTGCTGCGTCGACGACATTTTCGCCCCGTAGTTTCCCGCAACCGTGAACCGTTGAACGCCGATCATCTCGACGCATGTCGTCGTGAGGGGTTCCGCAAGAACGAGGCCGCCACCGGTCGTCGTGACGTAGCTTTCGTCCATGTCCGCGAACCGGTTCCCCGAGACCACGACGTCGGTGTAGTACTCGGCGTGGATCCCGTAGCGGGCGCGGGTGATCGTGTTGTCCTTGATCGTCGCGAGATGTATCTGGTTCGTCTCGTTTCCCCAATTGTCCGCCGACCAACCGGCGACTGAGAGAGCGAACCCTCCGAACCCATTCGATCCGTTCCAAAGGAAGTGGATGTTGTCCAAACGGTTTCCGGTGAGCTCAACGGATCCGTCGGCGAGGTTTGGCTCCCATGCGACCCCCCCGATGAACATGTTGGTAAAGACTGATCCCGTGACTCGCCCGCGATGGCAGAAGATGTTCGTGTTCGGAGAGCTCATCGCGTTGTTCTCTCGGATCACTCCCGACCCCATGTTCTCGAATCGGCAACGATCGACATGGAAGGAATTCATCACCGCATCCTTGGAGATGTTAATTGCCCAACCTCCGCCGACGCCGACGAAGTTAAGGTCGCGAACGTAAACGTCGCCTCCGAAAAACTGCATTTTCCGAGGCTCCCAATCGTATCCCAGACTAACCAGTCCTCCGCCGTCAACGACGACGCTCCCGGCAAACACCCAATAGTTCGGACCGCTCACCGTTCCGCGGATGTGGATCAAGCGGTTGGCTGGGACATTCAACGCGGCGCCGTGGTAGGTCCCCATGTAGGTCGTCGTCCCCGCCGGGAAGGTGATCTCCTGCGTCGCGTTCATTGCGTCCTGGACTTGGATCTCGTCGTTCGTCGATCCGTCCGATTTCGCGCCGAAGTCCCGAACGTTGAGCGCTCGGCGATCGCGCCTTACCCAATAGACGGTCGGCGAATCCGTGGTCGCAAAACAGGTTCCCCGGTTCGTTCCAGTGATGTCCGCGGGAAGCGAGTTTGTCGGGACGAGATGAAACGTCCCGCCGCCGTCGCCCGCCGTCGCAAAGTATCCGCGGACGAACACCGTGATGTTCGTCGTCCCCGATAGGGAGTCGGTCCGGGTCGCGAGGAGGTCTGCAATCGAGTTTACCGATCGGCTCGCCGTTAGGCTGTTGAGCGTGTTTTGAGCGGAGGCGATCGCGGCGTTGTATGATGTCGCGATCGATGCCGGAAGTCCGGTCACCGACGCTGTGAGAAACGCGATCGAGGAGTTCGCAGAGGTTGTGAGCGACGAGATCAGGCCGCTCAAATAGTTCGAGCTCGTGGTGATGTCCCCAACCCTCGCCGTGTTCGTGGCCTGGATCGCCGACACCAGCGAGTTGGACGTCCCCGAGATTCCGGAGGAGACGCCCAAGATTGCTCCGTTGAGGTAGTTCGACGTGGCGTTTATGTCGCCAATCCGCGCCGAATTCGTGGCGATGAGCGCGGCCACAAGGCTGTTTGACGTGCCATTTACCTGCCCGGCGGTTGCGCGGAACAGGAGGTTGGTGTTGATGGCGAAGAAGTTTGTCGAAGCCCCGGTCAAGATCCCGTTTGTCCCGGTGATCACGCTGAACGTCTTTGTTGATGGCAGCGGGCTTTGCGCCATGCCAACGAAGGAGAGGAGGAACGACAGGAGGAACGGTAGGTGCTTCATGGGATTAAGAGAGGTCGGGGCCGGAGAATGCGGCGGCTCCGCCGCTGACGAACATGGTGTGCCAAGTCGTCGTGGTTCCGTTGAGGAGTTGAAGCTTCCGGTTCAGAAGCCGCGCGTTGCCCGGAGCGGAGACGCCGGACGATCCGAATGACAACGAAGGAGAGCTCGAGCTTCCGGTGAGTTGTGGAGCGAACCACGCCTGGGCGTCGTCGTTCCAAAGCTCCCAACTTGTCGAATTCCATCGGGCATTCAAAGGGCCCGCCACGACGCCGGCGTCGTCCACCGAGAATGCCGGCGATGAGACATCCCCGGAGCATCGGACAACATGAAAAGTCCCGTCGCTCGCATCGAGGACGAGGGTGTAGTTCGTCTGCAGGAGGTAGTTCACGAACGTCACCCCGCCGAGCACCGCCACTCGCGCCGTGGCGATGAGGCTTTCCAAAAGGTTCACGCTGTCGTCGTCGGGGACGGTGATCGTGTCCGGTTTCTTCGAGTTGCCGATCCAGACTTGATAGGTCCCGCCGAATAGCATCGTGCTGAAAAACCCGGCGCCGTTCGTCGTCACGAGGACGTCGTCGGTTGGGACAACGGCTCCCGTCCTGATCTTCGGGCTGTTCGTCGTGGGACGGAACAGGACGGTCGAGAGCGTGAGCGCTTGACCGTTCGATTTCCGAACGAATGAAAGGACGGTGGCCATGGGCTACTTTTTGCGACGGGATCCGGTCACTTTCGCGACGGCCTCGACGGCATCCTTTTTGATCTCGCCAACCTTCGCGGCCGCTCGTTGAGATTCGCGCCCCGCGATCAATCCGGCGGCGTGAGTCTCGATCTCCGCGTCGTGTTCCATTTGTGCGGTGATCTTGCGCCGAATGGCCCACGGGATTTCTCCGCCGTTATCCTGCCCGGCGCCGCGCCCGGCTTCGTCGAGCGCCTGCCGAAGCGGGACCAACTCGTCCCCCTTCAGCACGAGCACATAGTCTTTCTCCGGGATGAGCTTAAATGTCGCTGGGCGAGGCTGGATCTCGTCGGAAGGCTTCGCAGGCGGCGGGGTTGGTTTGGGGGGCATGGTCTTCAGGGTTGAATCTTGGGAAGTTCAGGCCATTCGGCGGCCGCGATCCCGTCTGCCAATCCGGAAAGATCGGCTCGGGCGGCGGGATACGATGGCAGGGCGCGCAATTGCTCACCCGTCACGGCTTTCGATTCGACGTCGACTCGATTCGCGATTGTCTTCGTCACTTTTCCATTGCCGTCGGTCTCGGTGACGATCGTGAGATCGGCGTACGCAATGACGGCGGACTCCCCCGAGACAGGATCGTAATTGATGTTCACCCCGACGGCTGTCCGCCTCGTTTTGGTGTTCTTCGTGATCCCGGATTCGGTCACGTCGGAAATGGTGATGGCCATGGAATAGGGTGTTAGTTGCGGGCTACTTTTCGGGCCAGCTTCTCAAGCTTTTCGTCGAGCTCCTGGATTGCGGAGACGAAGACCGGGAAGAGCTTCCCGTATCCCGCCTCAAGCCGGTCCGGGTTCTCGTCATAAACGAGCCCCGGAACTTGGAAGTGTTTCTGTTGAACCCTCTGGAGTTGTTGGGCCATGAATCCGGAGTCCCGGATTCCAACCTTGGATCCATCGCGGGATTTCCAGTCAAAGACCCACGGCTCAATGTCGCGCACGAATGCAAGTCCACCGATGAGTCTCCAGAGCTTTTGCTTGTCCCGCTCGTCCGACAGCGACGTGATCGTCGTGACTTGGCAGCGGAGCGTGGCGACCGAGGAATTCCCGAGCGTGATCTCGTTCGCGATCGTCGCGGTTGACGGCTGGGCGTTGTACCCGATGCACGTGACGTTTCCGGTTCCTCCGGTGAGACTGGATCCTGCGACGCTGCCAAGCGCAGTGCATTGGCTGAAGTTCCCGTTCCAAAGTGCGCGATGCCCCACCGCCGAGTTGTCCGTTCCGGCAACGATCGTCACCAGCGCCTGATTCCCGACCCCGGTGTTGTTGGCTCCCGTCACGCCGCCGGAGAGGCAGGATTGACCGATTGCGGTGAGCTGCGATGCGGTTGACCCGGCACTTAGCCCCGCCGAGCTTCCCACGACACACGCTGCCGTCGTCACACCCCTTGTTCCAACAAAGATCCCGCTTATCGTCGAATCGAACGCTGCTGTGAGACTTCCGCAGGTCCAATCCGAATCCCCGGTGTCGTCACCGAGCCGGGCTGACATTTTCGCAGCACTGACTCTCTTGATTGCCGGATGTCCCGCACTGGCTGCCCCGAAACACAGCCGAGAAAACCCCGTGCCCGCGTTGTTCGACAAGATCAGGATCCCGTCGCCGCTCGACTGAATGGTTCCTCGAAGCGTCGTGCTCGTTCCGCTCCAAAACGAATGAGTGCCGGTCTGGTGGACGTCCTTTGGACGACTTCCGGCCGCGGCCCCAATTGTGTACAGGTTGTCCGTGAACAGGAGATTCCCGGTCAACGTTCCGCCAGCGAGCGCAAGGTAGGTTGCTGCCGCGGTTGCGCTGGTGATTGAGTCGGTGATCCCGTAGCCCGCCAGAGTCGTTGCCTTGGCAGCGTAGCCGGACGCCACCGCTGCCGCCGTGATCCCGTCGGTGATCCCGTATCCGGCAAGAGTCGTCGCCTTGGCGGCGTATCCGGACGCTACCGCTGCGGCCGTGATTCCATCGGTGATCCCGTAGCCCGCCAGCGTCGTCGCCTTGGCGGCGTAGCCGGACGCCACCGCTGCCGCCGTGATCCCGTCGGTGATCCCGTAGCCCGCAAGCGTCGTCGCCTTGGCGGCGTATCCAGACGCTACTGCTGCGGCCGTGATTCCATCGGTGATCCCGTAGCCCGCCAGAGTCGTTGCCTTGGCGGCGTAGCCGGACGCCACCGCTGCCGCCGTGATCCCGTCGGTGATCCCGTATCCGGCAAGCGTCGTCGCCTTGGCGGCGTAGATTGATGTCGCCGCCGTGATCGTGAGGAACGTCCCCAGCGAAGTCGCTAGTCCCGTGATCTTGGCGATCGAAAGCGTGAGCCATCCCGGATCGGAATAGGTTCCCGTAGTCACGACCGCATCGGCGATTCCCGCCGCGGCCGCCGTGGTCGGCTTCGAGCTCAACCACTGCCAAGGGAACGACACAAGCCACGCGGGGTCCACGTAGCGCCCGTTGGTCGAGACGCCGTCGGTGATCCCTGCCCCGTTCAACGTGTTCAACGTTGGGGAAGTCGTTGGCCCAATGAGATCACCGAAGAGGCGCGTCCGCGTCGATGCGATCTCCGCGCCTCCGCCGGATTGAATGCTCGGCGTAACCTCGGGGTTCTGCGGGATCGAAACCCGGAGTTGCCCCAGGGCGACTTGGTGGAGGTCCGCCTCGGCGCGGGTGAGGATTGTCTTCTGCGAATCAGAAAAGGGAACGGCATCGCCGAGCCGGATCTTCAACGCCTGGATCACAAGCCAGACGGCATCCTGGAAAAGCTCGGGCGGAATCAGCGTCGCGTCCTGGTCGATCTTGTTCCCCGGATGGCTCGCGATGAATCCGCGAACCCGAGGAACGACGACCGCGATTGCGTCCAGGACGGGATCCCCTTGAGTGACGGCGAGCGCCGCGGTCCGGAGTGAGTCGAGCTCCGGCGCCTGCAGCGCGGAATAGACGTCGGCCGTCGTGATGGGAATCCAGTTTGGCATTTTTTTAAGTAGGGGCGGGCCCTTTCGCGGCCCGCCCCTGTTTGGGGTTCAGATCGGGCGAGCGATCAGAAGTAAGCGTTGAGCGTGAAGTTCAGGCCGGTCACGACACCGCCGGCCGCATCCTCCGCCACACTGACTCGCACGTACTGAGGCGCGGTACTCGCGAGGCGGAAGAGATACTCACCCGCCGGGGTTCCAATGCCGCCGGCGCCGGTGATCGTTTTGGTGATACCGGCGTTGGTCCATGTGGAGTTGTCCGGCGAGGTTTGCACGTTGAAGATGAGGTTCTTCGTGTCGGCAAGCGGGGTGACCAAAGGCCACACAATGCCGAATTCGAGGCGCTCGCTCTGGAGATACTTTGGCCCGAGGTCGAGCGAGGCGGAGTTTGCGGTTGCGCCCGCCGCGGGAAACGCGGTGACGGCCGTGAGGTTGGCGTCGAGAATTCCACGCCCTAGTACGTTTGGCATAATCTATTGATTTGAAGGTTCGAGGTTGACCGTTTCCGATTGATTAGCGGATCGCCTCAGTCTGGAGGAGCGAATCGGTCGCGATGATCGGCACGCCCTCGTAAGAAGACGGGGTCGGGGCGATGATCCCCTGCCCGGCGCCGGGAAGGCCCGCGCCTTGGCCGAAGATCGACACCGTTCGCGACGCCTGGAGCAGCTGTCGCTGAACGCGGTTGCAAAAGATGTGGGTCGGACGGATCCCGACCGGGAACTTCGCCATCGCTTGAGCGAGGAGGAGGTCGGTCAATCCTTTGCCGGTCTGAATCGTTAGATTCTTGATGACGACCAACGCATGGATATTGAGGAACTCGATCCCGACCCAACCTTCGATTGAGTTGTTCCAGACCGTTTGTTTGGTCGTTCCATTCGTGACCGTCTGCTTTCGCCACTCGGCGACGCTTAAGGTCATGTTGTTTCCGTAGATGAAGTTGAAGAACCGCGGGTCAACCACGGCGAGGTAACACGAGGACGCGGCGTTCGCGGTCGATCCGGTCGCGTCGATTGTGTGGGCCGCATCGGCGAAATCGATTCCGCCGGGGAAGCCCTTCGGGTCGTTTGCGCGCCCGTACCACATCTGGGATCCGAGGGCCAAGAGGGTGCCCTTCATGTGTCCGGATGCCTCGGCGGTCATCACATAGTCGGGGCCCTGTTCCGATGCGTTGACGATCGCGTTGTCGATCTCCATCTGGGAGTCGAGGTAGTACGTCTCGTGGATTCGGTTTGCGTAAACCGACTTCTGAGGAGTGCGACCTTCGTTGGCGTTGCGGAATCCGACGGTCGGGAAAGTCGATCGCACAAGCGACCGGAAGGAAGTGCCCTTGATCGTGCGCGCGGGAATGATTTGAGCTTCCGGCGCAGCGGTTAGGTTTTCCTCGATCAGGCCAATGTCGGTGGCTGTTCCGTTGATCTTCGCGAGATCAAGAAGCGTGAGTACTGGCATAGTGTTTTTGGGCTAGTTGCTTGAGTTGTTCGACGTTCGATTAGGCGGCCGCGGCGGCGGCGCGTTGCGCTTTCTGATGCGCCAGGGCCCGATCAAAGCCCGTGGCGGTTCCGGATCCTTCGTTCTTGGCGCTCGCTTCCGCGGCTTCGGCGGCGGCGTTTGCATCAGCGACGTTCTTTCCGTTGCCGGACGTCTTCACGGTCTTTGAAAGCCCGTTGAGAATCGCCAGCCCGTTGGAAGCGCTCGCGGTGAGAATGCCGTCCCACGTAGCACGCTGCGCTTCGGTGATGCGGCCGTCCTGGATGGCCGCATTGATCGCGGCCTCGCGGATTCCCTTTGCCTCGTTGGCGGCGGTTGCCTTGAGCGCGGCGAGTTCCGCCTGCAGGCTTGCGACCTCGGCCTTCGCCGTGTCGCGTTCGTTGGCCGCCGAGGCGCCGGTGTTGAGTCGCCCGGCAAGGGCGGTGATGGAGGAGGCGATCGCGTCGTCGGACGCATCCGCCGCCAGATTGATTCCGAGGCCGGCGAGAGTGCCGACCAAGAGGATTTTATTCATGGGGGGGGTTCTATTGGTTGCCGCATTCGATGCGGCTTCGTTCACCGCGTCCGCGGCGAGATTGGGTTCAGGGGTGAGTCCAACGCTGACAAAACCGGTCGGCTCGAAAATGAGCTTCCCGTTCTCGACTCCCGTCGGGGCAACATCGAAACGAGGGGAGAAGAAAAGCTTCTCGCGACCGTTGACGGCATCCGCGCCGAGATCGTTAAACACCGGCACGCCATAAAGTCCTTCCGGCCGCGCCTCCAATCCAACCACGCGGCCAAGCTCTCGCTTGTCCGTTTCTGTCGAGCCTGGGTGGTCGGGGTGACGGTAAAAGACGGGTGCGCCGCGAAACCAGCGACGAACCATTCCAGACGGAGAGGCGAAGCGGTCCGAAACTGCTTTCGCGTTCTCCGGCGTGATCCGCTGGATTGCGTCCACCTTCACCACGCCGTCTTCCTCGTAATAGTTGGCGGTCGGGAAAGCGGCCCGGAATGCGTCGGGGTTCTTGAGCGCGAAAACGTTTGGCGCGTCGCCGAGCGGGGCAAAAAGCGCGGAGCCGTCGGCGCCGACCGCCGACTCGTTCGCCACGCTTGCCTCAAGCTGAATTGAAAGGTTCTTCATCGTCGTTTTAGTTTCCCCTCAAACCGAGAAGGACTTGTTGGCCTAGTGCGGTTCCGAGGATCTCGACCGCCCTCTCGTCAATGCCTCGCCGCTTGAGATAGTCGGCAAGGCCCACATTGATTCGATCGAGCTCCGGCAACATCTCAACGTCCGGGAGGCTTCCGATCCGCTTGATCTCCCCCCGCAATGGGGCAAAGAAGTCACCCAACGCTTCGGCGACCTTATCGGTCGTTGCCTCGACGAACGCGGCGCCCGGAGCCTCGTTCGCTCCCGTGGCCTCGGGTTTCTTGTCAATCGCCGGATCAGGATTGCCTTCTGGATCTTTCCCGTCGGGGATCGGATCGCCCTTCGGAGCCGGCGCCGCGGTTCGCGTGATCACGTCCGAACCCGGAGCCGGGGTGCTTCGGTTGTAACGCTCGAACGTCTCCGCCTTGTCCAGGGGTTGGCCCGAATCCAGGAGGAACTGGTCGACCTTGATCTCTTGGGCCGTGTCCACCGTGATTGGCGGGATGATCTGGATCTTCGCCAATGGTTCGACCCCTTCCCCGAAAAGGTAGGCGACCACTTGAGGGTCGATCCGCTTGTTCAGAATCTCGGAGAGTTCGCGGGCGTCGTCCTGTTCGAGCGCCTCGATCTCCCCCTGTTGAAGGCTCGCCCCTTGCCCCTGCCCGGAGCCCGCCGACATTGTCGCGAGATCCGCACCAAGCCAGAGCGCTGTGATCCACCGGTCGCAGTATTCGACGAGCGCCGGATGGGGAAGGGTTCCCGCCCCTCCGGCTATAATGAGCTCCACGGCGGCGTCCAGATTGATCACCCCGGCGCCGTCACCCACGAGAGCGGCGACCATTGCCTTCATGTCGTCCCACTGCGTCGTCCCTTTCGTTGCGGGGGATTTCCCGAGGACAAACGGCAAGCCGAACTTCTCCGTGTAGTTTGCCCAATCGTTGAGGCTCATCTGCTGAATTGCGATGATCCCAACCGTCGCCCGCATGATCCCGTCGCTCACGCTCACCAACCATTCGTTTTCCGGCATGTCGTACCCGATGCCCAAGCCCGGCTGGGGAAGCCATCGGAGTTTACCGATCCGCGCCTCGAAGCTCCAAAGCGGCCAGAATCGGAACTCGGCGGTGAAGGGCCTTGATCCTTGGGCCGGCTTCCACGTGATCTCGTGGACGGCATATCGATTTCCGATTGCCCGCGACATCTGCCGGAGGAGTGTGCCAAGCCCTCCGCGGACGTCCGCTTCGAGGAGTTCCGTCGCGATCACGCCGCGGTAGAAATCCTGAAGGGCTTTCTTGTGCTTCTCCGCCTCCGCTTCTCGACCCATGGAAGCGTCCGCATCGATGAGGATGTCCCATCGCATCCGCCCGAGCCTCTTCTCGCGTTTGCCGGCAACGTTCGAGACGACGTGGTTTCGGGTCCGAATAGCATCCCAAAGCTTGGCGATCGTGAACCACCCCCGCTCGAAGGCGTTGAGTTGTTCGAGGATGTTCGCCGGAACAAGCGAGGTCGCCGGGATCTTTTGAAGGATCATCCGGCGAATCGTTTCCGCCTCGCCCTTTATCGTCTGCTCGGGGGCGGGATTCCCGCCGGGATCAAGGACCGAGGCGGTCGCTGTGATAGATGGGTTCGGATCAGACATGGCGGGGCGGGGCCGAAAGTGGAGTTGGTTCGGGCAAGTGGGACCCCTTTAGCGGCCCTTCAGCCGTCGATATGAGCCCTCCGGGCAGTTCGGGAGGGTGAGGACAGCTCGCGCGGCGTCCTGGGGCATTTGCGGGCGTCCGCGGGGCGGTCTGGGAGGAGTCCGGCCGGGCCCCCCCTGGACCCCTGAAGCGAGGGCCCATTGGCGAGGGGGAGGTTCCCGGACGGGGAAGCGTTAAAAAGTGCGTCACGAGATCACCCTCATTCTCCGGTTCTCTCGGGTGTTCACCGGTTCATAGGCGAAGGGTTGAGCGCGGCCGCTCACCTGGACAATGAGGCTCGCAAGGCGGGCATAGCTTCGGGCCAGCCCTAAGTGGTTCTCGACTCCGTCCACCCAATCCTCCGCGCCGGTCTTCGTGTCGCGCTCTTTCCGGAGGTTCAGCAGATGGGTGTCTAGGGTCGCCATCGAAACGCCGGGACCGATGGCCGTCTGCGGAAGCCGGGCCCGAGGAAGTCCGCGGATTGTCTTCGCGCCCTCTGGCCCGACGGATTCCAGGACTCCTTCCGCCGGGGTGAGGAAGTCGTTCACCGCCGCCTGGATCGACTCGCCCCGGTTGCATTTGATGAGCGGGTAAAGCTTCCCGTCTTGGGTCCAACCGATCGTTTGTTGGACTCCCTTTGCCTCGCCCGAAACGAAGAGGACAGCGGCGGCCTTGATCCCTTGCCACCGACCCTTGGCCCCGTCCCAAGTGATCCCGCACCCGATGCTCGAAAGGTGCGACTTCTCAACATCGCTCCGCGGCATCGACGGAGGGGTGTAATCTTCGAGCCCGTTTAGCGCCAAGACGAGGCGCTTCGTTAGATCCGGTTCGCCGCCGGCGTCCAGGAACACGGTCTCGATCCCGAGTTGGTCGATCAGGACGGGGAGGCGCGACGCCATCGATCCGGAGGCGATGAGCTCTGACCACACAAGCCCGGAGACCGACGGCCCGCGAACCTCATCGACCCACAACCAGCAACGGGGCCCCATGTCGCAACCCGCGAACCGACCCTGTCCGCCGTTCATGGACATTGAGTAGGGCTGCGCGGCTTCCTGACTCTCGGACATTCCGAGGGCGCGCGAACGATCGAGGACGGATTGGACGATGGGCTGGGCCGCGCCCGCGTTCGGGATCGCGAGGCGGTCGCAGTAAAACGCGACCATTGCTTCGCCCGTCGGATCGGAGAACGCCGAGTACCAGTCCCCGGTGATTTCCTCCATTGAGATGGCGGAGATCGTAAGCTGGGAAACCCGAATCCCGAACTTGGCCTCCTTCACCCGCTCGGGGTTTTGCGCCATGAACTCGACCGCGTCCCGGTCGATCGCTGTCCCACAAGAGATGCACGCCGCGTAATAAATCCCCGTCCGATTGAATCCGCCCTCGGCCGTGATCACCGGGTCCGAACGCTTCGGGGTCCGGTCGATCGCGAGGCGAACGCATCGCGGCCACGACTCTTCGAGGTTCTGCCGGAGCCCACAACCGGCGCACGTATATTGGCCGGTGTGATAGCTCGACGCTTTGACCCGCGAATTCTGCCCGGCGCCGGAGACTCTTTGCGTTCCAATGAACGCCGTGAGCGCCACGGGCGAGTTGGTCATACGACCCGATACATACCCGATGTTCCTCGTCGGGATGTCGTCCACCTCGTCCAGGATCGCAACGTCGATCGTGATCGAGGTCGGCGGCTTATGCATTCCGCAGAAATTGCCGAACGCTTTTTTGGTCCCATCGGTGACGGTGTAGGACTCTTTCCGGTCGATCGTTTTCCCGGAGGCGTTCTCCGTCTTTCCCATCTGGATCATGTCCGCCATCCATGGGTACAGATCCAAAACGTTCGGGCGGAACTTTTGGCCGACGATCTCTTCGACCTTCGGCTTGTCGGGAAGATAGCAACCGACCGAACAAAACCGGATGGCGGAAAGGTACGCCATCGCGTTAAGTTCGAGAATCGTCTTTCCCCACTGCGCCCCGCCGCCGACCGCGATCGAGGAACCCTTGAGTTGTCCGGCGGCGAACTTAACGCCGTCGACCCACACCTCTTCGGCGTCGATCGTGTTCCGGAGAACCTTGTCGAACCAGTCGATCACCACTTCGAGAGGCTTCCGCCCCTTCGTTGAGAACGGGCCGGCGCTGCCGTCACGTTTGAGAACCTTCGCATGATCGCGGACGAACTCGGCAAACGTTCGGACGTTCGGGGAGTTGGCGGTCCGCTTGTTTCCGGCGATGCGTTGGTCCAGTGCGGAAAGGGCCCCTCGCCCGTGGTTGTCGCGAGAGATGGCGGAGGGGACGCCATTCCTGACGGTCGTTTGGCCGCTCGCTTTGCCGACACTGGCACGGGTTGTCGGGGTTTCTTTGTTCCCGTCTGCGGCGGGAAAAAACGGTTTTGCCTTCATGCTGTCGCCTTCGTCACGACAGCCCGGAAAGAATCGTACAGGGCGCGGGCCTCTGGATTGGATCCGATGCTCTTCGCCAACTCGTCCAGGCCCTCTTCGAGTTTGGTCCTCAACGAGGCCCGGAACTTGTCCGCGGAGAGTTCGAGCTTCTGCCTCTGGAGATCCTGATCCCGGAGCTTCAGCGCTTTCCCGGCGACGAGGCAGATCGCTTGCGGGTCGGGGTTCGGTGAACTCACGAGGTCCATCGCCACTTGGCGCAATAGATTGGTGAAGGAGGCGTCGAGCTCGGGGTTCTCCTCCGCGAACCGCGCGACCACTTCCCGAGATTGCCGGGCCTTGTTCGTGATCTGTTCCAGAAGTCGCTCCTCGTCGCGGCGTTGCTTCCAACGCCAAACAGACGACGGCGAACACATAAAGGAGTGATCGCGCGCCAATCGTTGCGAGACCTCTTGGAAAGAGGCGTTCTCGATATACAGCCAGTCGTCCAAGCGCTCCTGGAACTGGTTGAGCGGCGAGGCGTCGGATCGTGTTTTGGAAGACATAGCTCACCGGAGTTGCTTCGCGCGGATCGTTCCGAGATCGGACAGAATCCAGACCTTGTCGTCCCGTAGTTCGCTAAGTGTCCCGACGATGAGCCCGTCGAGTTCGAGGTCCCG